ACTCGAGATGCTTTTATACCTCCGCAGCCCTATCCATCTTGGACATTGGATGAAGATACCTGCCAATGGCAACCACCAGAGCCCTGCCCGGCTCCGGGATATGGTTGGGACGAGAACACACGTACCTGGGTCAATCTAATTCCTACCTAAAATAAAGGTCTATAAATAATCCTGTAAAGGAAATTTATGGAATCTTTGAAAATAGCTGTTTATACTATCTGTAAAAACGAAGAACAGTTTGTTGAACGTTGGTCAAATAGTAATTTAGATGCAGATTATAGATTAGTCTGCGATACAGGCAGCTCAGATAATACAGTAAAATTATTACAATCACTGAATATTCATGTGATTCCAATTTCCGTCATGCCATGGAGATTTGATACTGCAAGAAATACTGTGTTGAATCTACTACCTAGTGATATTGATATTTGTATCAGCCAAGATCTAGACGAAGAACTTTTGCCGGGATGGAGACCTCAATTAGAAAATCAATGGCATAAAGATACAACCATTGCTTATCATAGATATCGTCATAATAACAATTCCTGGCAATGGCATTCAAAAATACACGCTAGACACGGTTGTCGGTGGACTGGTATCGTGCATGAAACTCTGTCATGGGATCGATCGGATAACATAATATGGATAGAAAATTTATTTCTAGACGAACATCAAGATATCAACAAATCTCGTTCTAATTATCTTGATCTTATTTTGAAAAAGATAAATGAAGGAGATAACCATTGGAGAACCTATTATTTTCTAGCCAACGAATACGAAAATATAGGTGATATAGAAAAATCTATCACTTCTAGAAAAATTAGTTATGATCACTGCGATGACGGAAATACTGTTTTATCATACATCGCTAAAAATATCGCCAGACAATATTCTTCACTGAACGATCAACTATCTGCTGAAAAATGGTTTAGAATATCTGTCAATGACAGCGACGAAAGAGAAAGTTGGTTTTCTTACTGTCAGTATCTTTATAATAAAAAAGATTGGGAAGGTTGCTATATAGCAGCAAAAAAATGTATATCAATATCCGAAAAAAGAACAGGGTTCACTTACGATGCAGCGGCTTGGGATTGGCACATCTATGACTACGCAGCCTTGAGTGCATACAATCTAGGACTAAACAGTCAAGCATTTATCTATGGAAAATTATCTGTTGAAAAAAATCCCGACGATCAAAGATTACGAACAAATTTAAAATTTTATGAACAAAGTTAAGACCTGTGTGTATGCCATAGCATTGAACGAAATTAAATTCGTTGATCAATTTATGGATCATTGTGCTGAAGCAGATTTAGTTTTAGTCTGCGATACAGGCAGTACCGATGGAACCGCTGAAAGATTGAAACAGCGAGGAGCAACTGTATACAATGTCACACAAAAACCTTGGAGATTTGACATCCCAAGAAACACTGCGCTGAATCTAATACCCAACGATATAGATATATGTCTTTCTATTGATCTAGACGAATTTTTACAGCCTGGTTGGAGTAATCATATAAATCAGGCCTGGCAGCAACACCAAGGTGCTATCTCAAGAATCGCCTATGATTACATATGGAACTGGAAAGAAGATGGTGTAACTCCAGATATAAGGTTCTATGCAGATAAGATACACAGCAGAAAAAATTACAGATGGCGGCATCCCTGTCACGAAACATTATATTATGAAGGAGACGGTCAAGAATGTAGAATAACTATTCCTGAAGTTGTTTTACACCATCGTGCGGATCGCGATAAAAGCCGCGCTCAATATCTTCCATTATTAGAAATGGCAGTAAATGAGGATCCGGAGAACGACCGCATGTCTCATTATTATGCAAGAGAACTTATGTTTAGAGCACAGTATGAAGATGCTATCATCGAATTTCAAAGGCATTTATCATTAGAAACTGCTCGCTGGGCCGAAGAACGTGCTTCTAGTTTAAGATACATCTCAAGATGTTATAGGTATTTAGGAAAACTATTGGATAGTCAACAATGGGCTATTAAATCTACTTTAGAATGGCCTTGGAGTAGGGAACCGTGGTTAGAGTTAGCCAGAGCTGCACACGTAAATAAAGATTGGAATACTTGTTTTTGGGCATCAGAAAAATGCCTGTCTATAACAGAAAGAAAAATGACCTATATCTCTGATAGTAGTTGCTGGGGCTCTGAACCTTACGATCACGCTGCATTAGCAGCATATAACTTAGAATTATATGATCGCGCCTTGCTATATGGGAAGAAAGCCTTGGATTTAGACCCCGATAACAAAAGATTGTCGGATAATCTTAAATTTTACATAGAAAAACAAGAGTCAATCCATTATAACAACCAAGGATAAATATAGTATCACCTCACGGAAGATACTATGAGAGACTTATTAACAAAATTAGACGCTATAGTTAGCGAAACAGCACTGCGAGATCAAGGTGATCTCGATGCCAAACGCAAAGCATTACAGGATCTAGCATCGGACCCAATTGCTTCAAAAGATCCAGAAATTTCCCAGGCTATCACACAGCGTAAAGCAGATCTAGAAAAAGAAGCCAAAGCCAAGGGATTTGAAGAAGAAATCGACTTTGATAAAATCCGCAAAGATGCTGCTGACAGTCTTAAAAAAGACATAGACAAACAAAGTGATGATAGGATCGCTAAAATGAAGTCTGGGGACAGCGACGATGAGCCATTCATGAGTCAAGTAGGTCGCAAAATCATAGGAGGAGTAAAAGGTGCTGTCAAAGGCGCTGCCAAAGGTTTTTCAGGTAAAGAATCACTTGACGAAGACATCTATCAAATAGGAGACGATTTCGGTCTCAGTTTTTCGGAAGATTTTGAAATAGCAACAGAAATAGTAGATATATTAGAAGATGGTATAGTTATTGAATTAGATGATTATGCCTATGACTATCTTGCTAATGAAGGTTTTTCGTTTGAAGAAATACAAATAGACGAAGAAAAACAAAAAGGTGTTGATGGTAAAGCCTGTTGGAAAGGTTATAGACGTATGGGCACTAAACAAAAAGGCGGTAAGACTGTAGACAACTGTGTAAAAGTAGGCGAAGATACAGATATAGAAGAAGGAAAATATCCTTTCGCTGGCGCCAAAGTAGGTCAGAAAGAAGGCCCAGCAGGACAATTAAAAGGAAAGGATCCAGCAGGCTATCCCAAAGGTAAATTAGTAGGTGGCGAAAGCATAGATCAAGATGTAGACGAAGCCAAATATCGTGGCAAAGAAGTTCCGCTGGGCAAAAAACTGCCAGGAGATGTTAAAAAATCTAAAGTCTACGTTCGTAAGCCAAACGGTAATATCGTCAAGGTAAACTTTGGCGATAAGAATATGCGTATTAAGAAATCTAATCCCAAGCGCAGGAAATCTTTCCGTGCAAGACATAATTGCAAAAATCCAGGACCACGTTGGAAAGCACGTTATTGGAGTTGTAGGAGCTGGTAATGTTACTTAAAGAAATGTTTAGTGCCATCGGCGCTCCTAAGGATGAAAATCAAGATATAAACTGGTTAGATGATTTAAAATTTTTCATCGATAACGATGATACTATGTTAAATCAACTTTTTTTTCCTGCTATCAAGAAGCACAAGGAGCATAAAGGCAATCCTAACGTCTATAAAATTTATATTCATCCGTTACAAAAATGTAAAGAAGCATACTGCGAAAAATTTGAAATAGATCACCCCGAGCAAAAATTTCCAAAAGAGAAAATAATAGAACTAGCAAAATATATTGCAAGCGAACAAGAAAAATTTATCAGCAAAGGTGATTATCAATAATGTTGTTAAAAGAATTATTTGAAGCAGAAAGCAAACATGCCACGTTCTGCTTCGGTAGAATGAATCCTCCCACCATTGGACATGCTAAAGTTTTTGAAACTATGGCCAGTCAAGGCGGAGATTATTTTATATTTGTTAGCCAAAGCCAAGATAAAAAAGAAAATCCTTTAGATTACAGCACTAAAATCAAATTTATCAAAGAAATCCATAAAGAATACGCTGATCATGTCATAGAAGACGGCAGTATTAATACAGTAGTCAAAGCAGCCAGTTATCTTTATGATCAAGGATATAGAGACGCAACATTTGTAGCAGGCAGTGATAGAATAGAACAATTTAAAAAATTACTGACTCAATATAACGGAGTTGAAGGTAAGGCACATGGATTTTACAAATTTGAAGTTTTAGATTTTGTCAGCAGTGGAGAACGTGAAGACGGTGCCGAAGGTGTGGCAGGAGTAAGCGCATCGGGGGCTAGATTAGCAGCAGCAAATAATGATCTAGAATCATTTAAAAAGGCTACAGGTGCTGGCGATATGTCGCAGACAATGTTCGATGCTGTTCGTAAAGGAATGGGTATTTCGGAAAGTTTAGAAACTAAATGAAAGCAAAAGAATTTATACCACCAAGCAGACCACGCAATCCTGTAGTTCGCCAACAGCAAACTTCTGGTGCCGGCGCACATCGGGATAAAAAGAAAGAACAAAAGCAAGGCTACGAAAAGCATAAAGGAAAGGTAGACGAAAGAGTGAGAGATCCTGAAGATTGGGATGAAGGTAATACAGAACCCGGAAACAACTTTGCTGTCTATATAAATGGTAAGAAGTGGAAAGTATTCCCTGGACCTTACGGTGCTTATGCCGACAGTCCCGAAGAAGAAAGAGAATTCTACAGATTAAAAGACATGGCCCGCAGAAAATCAGATCAAACTGGTAAGAAGTGGGAAGTTTATAAGACCGGCGAGCCGGCTACAAAATAATGGAACTGTCTGAATTAAAACGTCTTGCTGGTATAACAGAATTTAAAGGCTATCAACCCTATGGCGGTAGCAATATTAGTATTACAGGCAACGAGAAAGGTGAACTTATGAAAAAACATAATATCAAACCAGGAACACCCGAGTGGTTTCAATTATGGTTTAGTTTACCTTATCTCACCGGAGAGAAGCCTGTAGGGGACAAAAAATGGTTGAGATAACCAAAGACGCAAAAACAAAGATCATAGATCTCTTGATTGATGAAAACAATCCCAAGTTATTTCTACGTACATTTGTACAAGGTGGTGGATGTAGTGGTTTCAGTTATGGTTTTACTTTTGATGAAGAAATCAATGAAGATGACTTTGAATTTCCCTTAGACGAAAAATTTAAATTTGTAATTGATTCTATGAGTATGCAGTATATGACAGGCGCTACTATTGATTACAAAGAAGAATTGACGGGAAGTCAATTTACTATTCAAAATCCTAATGCACAAACTACCTGTGGTTGTGGGAGTAGTTTCAGTGTTTAACGAATATCCAATATATCCAGAACAACAAGGCGAAGAAGATCGCCCACTTAATCCTTATTCACCAGTATGAGATCCTACGAATTTATAACGGAAAAAAAACGCAAACGTAGACCTCGCTGGGCGGCTTACGGCCCAGGTCCCTACGGTGGTTATGGTTATGCTGTAGGATATAGTGGCGATGGCGGGGCTTCTGGCGGTGACGGTGGTGGCGGAGTAGGTGAAGATCAACACCCTAACGAAAAACCAAAAGGTCCGGAAAACAAACCAACGATGCCTAAAGGCACTGTTAAAGTCGATGTAAGCGATGTTTACGATTGGTATAAGTTGGGACAGCATATCAGTGACTTAAAAGGTTTAGGTAAGCACGATTTTGGCAAGGGACCCCCTAGTGCGATATTATCTTTTGGCGATGAAGACGAAGAACACAAATATATCAAAAATCTTAAAAAAACTGGATTAGACACTACAGATATTGATCCTAAATCTCATGAAAAGAAAAAGGGTCAAAAAACAGATCCTACTTATAATGTAGAAGCATCTTATCCTGGCAACTTAGGAATGATGGAACTGGCTAAGTTTTTTCAACTAGCCGATGATAAACAGAAAGAAATATTCAAACAATTATTAGAAAAAGGCAAGAAGGGTCTTGCTTGGAAACTAGTACAAGATACTGTGGGTGTAAAATTACAAGGAAAAGAGTTTGAAGAAGATATTGTAACAGAATTGAAAATTACAGACAAAGATGTACAACGAATAATAAAAGATAAATTAGCCATCGATGCTGATTCTGGAGTCGAGGCCATGAGATTGGCTATAGAAAAAATGTCCTCACTTCCTGATACTCCTTATGTTAGATCTCAATCTGCTCAATTGATGATGTTATATAAACAGGCAAAAATGAGCGTGGGGGGAGACTATTATAGAAAATTATACAAGTTGGCTGAAAATTTCGCTGACGGTAAAAAACCTGGACGCAAAGGTCTAGCAAAACGTTCAGGTGTAAATTGTAAGGCCAGTGTAACTAGTCTTAGGAAAACCGCAAAAAATTCATCGGGCGAAAAAGCCAGAATGGCACACTGGTGTGCCAATATGAAATCAGGACGCAATAAATAACAATATGAAAATCCGTGAATTATTAGAAACAGCCACAGCAGGATCTACATCTGCAGCAAACGTATCTGTAGGCGTATTTTATCCTAATAAATCAGGTAAACAGCCCAAGAAGAAAAAGGACGGCACTGCGCCTAATGCCCTAGATATCAAAGGACTGAGCCTATTTGGCGGCTCGACGATAAAAAGATAAATATATTATAAACCACTAAGGAAGTGTAAAATGGACTTTAAATCACTGATCAGCAAAATCGAAAGCATCGATGGACCTATTGATACACCCAAAGCCCCAGAAAAGGCAGAACCCATACGTTTAGATGAAGACACAGAATTACGTGTCCTTGCAGGCGTAACTCCGTTGACTGAAAGCATTATCGCTGAAAAAGCAGTTAGCAAAGCGCAACAGAAATTTATGGGAATGGTACACGCTGCTCAGAAAGGTGAACCGGCCGCTAGCAAGGAAGTAGCCAAAGTAGCTAAAGATATGCCTAAGAAGGCTGCCAAGGATTATGCTGAAACCAAACACAAAGGTCTTCCAGAAAAGAAAAAGAAAGACGAATCTCTAGAAGTAGTAGAAGCAGATGATCGTGCTGCTGCTAAGAAAACAGAAAGAGAAGTAGAACTCCCAAGTGGTGCAAAAGTTAAAGCAACTAAAGTACAAGGTTGGCAAAGCCAGAAGGCTGATAAAGAATCTGACAAAGAGAAAAAGAAAGACGAATCAATCGATGTAGAAGAATTTAAAGGCAAGTTTTCTAAGATGGTCGAAGCAAAAAAGGAAAAGATGTCTAAGAAAGATAAAAAGATGGACGAAGGATCTAAGCCAGACTTTTTAGATCTAGATAAAGACGGCAATAAAAAAGAGCCGATGAAAAAAGCCGCAGCAGACAAAGGTGGTGATAAAAAAGACGGCAAAAAAGGCATGAGTGAAAAACAGAAAAAATATTTCGGTAAGAAAGACGAATCTGTTAAAAAGGATAAAGCGGTGGTGGCCGAATCCGTTGAGCAAAAATTAACATTGAAAGATATGTTAAAAGTTGTACAAGAGAGCGGAGGCCAGCAAGCCATAGATCCTATGGATAAAGAACTTTGGACTTGGGCCAATCGAGTTGCAAGTTCTAAAATTCAAGAAAGCCAAAAAGCAGAAATATTTGCTGCAATGATTTATGAGCGTAACGGCGGACGTTTCGAAATGTATGATGTTTTAGCTGAAGATCAAAAATAATTTTACATTTTGGTTAAAAGAAGCCAGTCCTGAGTTGACTGGCTTTTTTTATGACTATATAATTGTCGTACAAGGAGATTACAATGGCGAAAATGTATGGGCCTGAAGAAAAAGCGAAATTAGAACGTTTAATCAATGAAGGATCTAATGTTCTTAGAGAAGTTGAAGATCTACAGGAAGGTCTCAAAGAAACAGTAAAGGCTGTTGCCGAAGAATTACAAGTTAAACCTAGTATCATCAATAAAGCAATTAAAATTGCTCATAAAGATAACTGGAAAGCACATGAAGAAGAATGGGATGAGATTGAAATGATTCTCGGTGTTACTAAACATTTGCCTGAAAAAGAATAAATGGAAAAAATCTATGCAATCTTTAACTGGATCCGACAAGATTATTCAACTAATACAATACGTTTTTGTCTTGAGGTCTTTGCTTGGGTTCTTTCTATTGGCTGCGCTGTCACTATGGCATTCACCGTTCCAACACCACCTTTCATGGTTCTTTACCCTGTTTGGATATTTGGGTGTATTATATATGCTGGGTGCTGTTATAGTCGTGGTTCCTTTGGTTTGCTTGCTAATTACCTGCTTATGGTCACGATCGACAGCATCGCCCTAGCAAGGTTGATAAGTAATTAATGTAGATGGTAGGCGAGGCCATAAGCCGCATATTTGGTATTTGCAAGCCTTAAATTGCAAGGGAGAAAAATGAGTTACGTTGATGCATTCTATGATCGCGACGATGACATGATTCGTGTCGTTGAGCGTGATGACAAAGGCAATAGGCATTACAAAGACTATCCTGCCAAACACTTATTCTATTACTATGACCCCCGAGGAAAATATCAATCCATCAAAGGAGAACCTCTATCAAAAGTCAGTTGTAAAAACGTAAAAGAATTAAGAAAAGAACTAGCAATACACTCAAACAAAAAACTTTACGAATCAGATATTAATCCTATCTATCGTTGCCTCGAAGACCATTATCTTAATACAGATGCGCCAAAACTTAATGTAGCATTTTTCGATATTGAAGTAGATTTTGATCCGGAGAGGGGTTATGCATCTCCCGAAGATGCTTTTATGCCAATAACTGCTATAGCGATTCATCTACAATGGTTAGATACTCTTATATGTCTCGCCATTCCTCCAAAGACTATGTCTATGGTTGAAGCTAAAAAATCTGTGGAAGAATTTCCTAATACAATGCTGTTTGAAAATGAAGCAGAAATGCTAGATAATTTTTTGCATTTGATCGAAGACGCAGATGTATTGAGCGGATGGAATTCGGAAGGATTTGATATACCATATACTGTTAATCGTGTTACTAAAGTTCTAAGCAAGGAAGATACTCGCAGATTCTGTCTTTGGAATTGTTATCCTAAGAAAAGAGAATACGAGAAATATGGAAAGACTGCTGTCACCTACGATCTCATCGGACGAGTACACCTAGACAGTCTCGAAATGTATAGAAAATATACCTATGAAGAGCGACATACATATAGATTGGATGCTATTGGGGAAATGGAAGTTGGTGAGAGTAAAACTGTATATGAAGGAACCCTTGATCAACTCTATAACAACGACTTCCGTAAGTTCATCGAATATAATAGACAGGATTGTGCGCTACTAAACAAGTTAGATCAAAAACTTAAATTTCTAGATCTAGCAAACAAACTAGCACATGATTGCACTGTGTTGTTGCAAACAACAATGGGTGCCGTGGCTGTAACAGAACAGGCTATCATTAATGAAGCACATCGCAGAGGTATGATCGTTCCTAATCGTAAAAAGATGGAAGAACACGGTGATACACAGGCTGCAGGTGCGTATGTTGCATATCCCAAGAAAGGCATCCATGAATGGATTGGTTCGTTAGATATTAATTCACTATATCCTTCGGCAATTCGTGCTTTAAATATGGGGCCGGAGACCATTGTTGGACAACTAAGGCAAGATGGAACTAAAGATTATATTTCTGCAGAAATGGCTAAAGGCAAATCATTTGCTGCTGCTTGGGAAGGTATTTTCGGATCATTAGAATATACAGCAGTAATGAACAAAGAAGTTGGTAGAGATATTACTATAGATTGGGAAGATGGTGGTAGCGATACTCTTAGTGCTGCACAAATTTATGATTTAATTTTTGAAAGCAACCAACCTTGGATGCTTTCGGCTAATGGTACTATCTTTACATATGAAAAAGAAGGAATTATTCCCGGCTTGCTAGCTCGTTGGTATAAAGAGCGTAAAGAGATGCAGTCTAAACTACGTGAATGTATACAGGCAGGTAATAAAATCGAAGAAGAATATTGGGACAAGCGACAGTTAGTTAAGAAAATTAATCTTAACAGTTTATATGGTGCTATTCTCAATCCTGGTTGTAGGTTTTTTGATAACAGAATTGGTCAATCTACCACACTTACAGGTAGAGCAATCGCCAAACATATGGCTTCAAAAGTAAACGAAATTATCACTGGAGATTATGATCACATAGGTCGTGCTATTATCTACGGTGACACAGACTCTTGTTACTTCTCTGCATATACAACGCTAAAGAAGGACATTGAGAAAGGTAACCTTCCTTGGTCTAAGGAATCGGTTATTGAACTTTACGATACCATAGGAGAAGAAGTAAATGGCACGTTTGTTAAATTCATGCAGGACGCCTTTCATTGCCCCAAAACCAGAGCCGAAGTTATCAAAGCAGGTCGCGAGATTGTTGCAAGCAAAGGACTTTTCATCACCAAAAAACGATACGCAGTCCTCTACTTCGACAAAGAAGGAAAAAGAACTGATATCGAAGGAAAATCAGGAAAAATAAAAGCCATGGGATTGGATCTTAAGAGATCAGATACTCCTGTAATAATTCAAGATTTCTTAAGTGAAGTTCTTGAGATGGTACTCAAAGGCGCTGTTAAAGATGAAGTGTTAGAGTATATTACAGATTTTCGTACAGAATTTAAAACTAGGCCAGGGTGGGAGAAAGGTTCACCCAAACGTGCTAACAACATTACTGAATATGCTTCCAAAGAAAAGAAACAGGGTAAGGCCAATATGCCAGGACACGTTCGTGCGTCTTTAAATTGGAATACCTTAAAGCGTATGTTTGACGACAAGTATAGTATGGGTATTGTAGATGGTGCTAAAGTCATAGTATGTAAACTAAAAGATAATCCTATGGGCTATACCAGTGTTGCGTATCCTGTGGACGAACTGCGTTTACCACAATGGTTCAAGGATCTGCCTTTTGACGATAGTGAAATGGAAACTACAGTTATCGATGAAAAGTTAGAAAATCTTATTGGTGTTTTGGAATGGGACATCAGTTCAACAAGATCGGATAATACATTCAGCAAACTATTTGATTTTGAGTGATTTGAAGGTTGATTTTCATTCCAGATCTAAATATAATCTTAAAATACATGGAGACTCTCTAAATGAAAGACATTTTACAAGACATCGTGAGCCACACACAAAACCTAGGCTTCTTAACCACAGTTAAAATCACAGGCTCTGAAAATAAAACAGAAATTTTTTCTATGGCAGACGATCGTTCGGTCATTATGACTGCTGAAACAGCAAATGCATACCCCGATATGATTGGAACATTTGGTATGCCTCAGTTGCAAAAATTAAAATATTTACTAGATGGCGCCGAATATAAAGAAGATGCTAAAATCAGTATCACTACAGCAGAACGCAATGGAGAAACTATTCCTGTTGGTATCCACTTTGAAAATAAAGACGGAGACTTCAAGAACGATTATCGTTTTATGAATCAAGAAATCATTAACGAAAAGATGAAGACTGTCAAGTTTCGCGGTGTTAAGTGGGATGTAGATATTGAACCCACTGTGGCTGCTGTGCAGCGTTTCAATTTTCAAGCAGGTGCTAATAACGAGCATCCGACTTTCTTAGCAAAAACAGATGGCGGAAACTTGAAGTTCATCTTCGGCGATGCATCAACACACGGCGGCGAGTTCGTATTTGCACAGAATGTAGCAGGCAAACTTGATCGTGGTTGGACTTGGCCAGTACTACCAATCCTTAGCATTCTTAAAATTGCGGATGTCAACAACACAACAATGTCTTTGAGTAACGAAGGTGCTATCCAGGTCACTCTAGACAGCGGACTTGCTACTTACAAATACATCATTCCTGCACAGGCGGCCTAAATATCCTTATGAAAAAACCAGTCGATTTGACACCGTTACAGAAAGACTATGCAGTCTACTTACCTGCAATTAGTTCTTTCTATTCTACATACATAGCAAAACAAAGGCTAGAAGAATTTATTCCTAACGATCGCATTCCTAAAGGTTTTGATCAAGGAATTGAAGGTATGAACTTTCTCAATCCTGAACAGGGTTATTTCTACTACAAATATGCTTTGTATTCAGCAGGACACGCACAATTAGACATAACTAAATCTATGACACAAGAATCTATGATCCAGCAACGTGATCGTAGCAAAACGATGATCTTAGGTGACTCGGGTGGATATCAGATCGGTAAAGGTGTTATTAAATTCGATTGGCAAAATTTTGAAGGCACAGAAGCAAATAAAGTTCGTGAAAAGATTTTAACTTGGTTAGATGTTACAGCAGATTGGTCTATGATGCTAGACGTTCCGACTTGGGCCTGTGATCATATCCATAGTCCAAAGACAGGATTAAAAACATTTGAAGATTGTCTAGACAAAACTCGATTTAATAATGAGTACTTTATTAATAATCGTCTAGGTGTAAAAGAAGGTGGTACAAAACTTTTAAATGTATTGCAAGGTTCTAATTGGGAAAATGCTGAAGCATGGTACCAGGGTGTAAAAGAATATTCTGACACAACTAAGTATGGGGACAAAGCCGCAGAAGGTTGGGCCATGGGTGGTGCTAATATGTGCAAGATGCCTATTACACTACGCAGACTGATCACTATGCGATTTGATGGTATGTTGGAAGGCAAAGATTGGATGCACTTCCTAGGTACCGCGCAATTAGATTGGAGTTGCTATCTAACTTCTATACAACGTCAAATTAGGAAACATATCAATGAACAATTCACAATCTCTTTCGACTGTGCGTCACCTTTCATCGCAACAGCTCACGGACTGGTATACACTAATGCCCAACACACCTCTAAGCGATTCAGTGTTATCATGGATAAAGCCCCGGACAATAAGATGCTTGCCGGACGGCACAATATTCCTTTTCCTTTCGAAAGCGATTTTGGTCGAAGACTTACGATCGCGGATATATGCCACTACGCACCAGGAATGTTAAACAAAATTGGCAAAGAAGGTAAAACATCTTGGGATTCATTTGCCTATGCCTTAATGATGGGTCATAATGTAGAATGCCATATTCGTGCTGTTCAACGAGCCAATAATTTAATGGACATTGAAACTACAAAACATCGTCCAGATTGGAGGCATTGGCGCAAGGTCAAAGACGCTGACAAAAGTGATGAAATTAGTGAATGGGTTCCAAGAAATATTTTATATTTTAATCGATTTATCGAAGAATTGTTTGAAATTAAAAGCAAGGAAGAAGCATTCGCAATGATTGCCGAAGCCGAGCGTCTTGGATTCTTACAGAATTTAGAAGGTGCTAGGCTACGTGGTGGTGTGACAAATATTGCAGATACACTATTCTATGAAGAATCCGAAGATGAAACTTCTTGGATTGATGACAGAGAAGATGAGGCGTTGGATAACCTAAAAGTCGAATAAGGAGATTTTATGTATGAAAATCGAATCAAACATTTGGAAGAAGCACATCATTTGTTAGATAAGAAAATTGACGGTTTAGAAACTACGGGCATTTTTGACGATTTAGAAATAGAAAAATTGAAAAAACAAAGGTTGCAATTAAAAGATCAAATTGCTATACTAAAGAACAAGCAACAACACGAAAAGTAAAAAATAATGTATTCCGAATCAGACTACGAAAATTTCAGCAATAAAATGGAAACTACATTTCCAAAAATGTTTTCTGATCGATATGGTGGTTTCGCTATCGGTCCCGGTTGGTGGCCTCTAATAGAAGAATTATGTAGCACGATCCAAAATCATATTGATCATAGGAAAGGTCAATGTCAGCAGGTTATTATAGAGCAAATTAAAGAAAAATTCGGAACTCTGAGATTTTATTATAGAGGGGGCGATGATTTCATAGACGGAGCAGTATTTCTTGCAGAAAATTTAACTAGTCAAATGTGCGAAGAATGTGGTGCTCCGGGACGAAGGACTAGCGAGGGTTGGATTAGAACTCTTTGCGATTTTCATATTGCTGAACGCGAAACTCTAAAAATCAAGGACTTAGAAAAAAATGGATTTAAAGAATAAATGCGGGACCTGTGGACGAATATATACACCAGCCTGCGATTGGATGCAAGGTCGTTGTCCTCATCATCCCCCTTATATTAATCCTCATTCATTTAGATTTTTGCATCTAATTAATTCTATCAAAAAATTTTTTAAAATTAACTAACTATGAAAAGAGATTATTCTTCTGGTATCTCAGACTCTATTACTTTCTTCACAGGAGTAGAGATCGAACATACTCCTGCTCACGGAATGAAAACTCTATTTGTTGTAGGAGAACATGATCCATATGTTATTATGGAACTTGCTCGTGAACACAAGTGTAAACATATCTACTTTGGTGCTAATCAAAGTTTTCGAACCAGCGGAATCAACGACGTCGAAACTTGGCGTCCTTGGGAAGATATGATTCATGTATGTCTAGATGCTGAAGATGGTTTTTGGTGCACCTTAGACTTTGATGTACGCGAAACGGAAGGATTGCTGGAGAGCGGTCTTACCGAAAAGCGTAGATTTATTCCGCAGATTAGTGTAAAATTGCCTTATATTAATCAACTAGGTTATAACGCTACACTAAAGATCGATGACAAAGATTTTTCAGCAACTAATCCTGGGGTTTGGTGCCATAACCTACAGGACCTTCTGGGAAGAGATCGCTTCACTGATTGGGATCAATATGGCAAAGATGAGATTATTAAATGATTATTCGCCAAGACGTTCGTCCAAACAAAATGATTTGGGTTACTTTTCGCAAAGAAGGTATCCATAAATACCCTGCTGCTCTAACAGAGCCAGCATTAGCTACAGGAGATGAATATGATGTTTCGTTCCTTGGTTATCCTCACCGTCATATCTTCCATTTCAGGGTGTGGATCTCTGTTATGCACAATGATAGAGACGTCGAGTTCATCCAATTCAAGCGCTGGCTCGAAAACCTGTACGGTGGAGGTACTATCTCGTTAGATTATAAAAGTTGTGAGATGATGTCGGACGAATTGTACGAAGTCATCAAAGCAAAGTATCCAGATCGCGAGGTTTGGATTGAGGTCTCCGAAGACGGAGAAAATGGTTCATTCATCAAATATTAAAGGAAACTAAGATGAAAAACTACAAGGACTACAAATATTTTGAAAACCGTCCTGATGTCGTTAAAGTGTGGGATGACCTTGAGGCCTACCACGATTGGTGCAGGTTTGAACTCTGCGATTTTAATCCTGCTGATCTATATCGCAAAGACAGCAAAAATTATCAATCTTACTTAGCAAGTAAGCGTGGTAGAAGATCAAACCAGGGTAACAGACCAAGGTTTGAAAAGAGACGCAATGAGCAAAATATTTCTCATTGATCTAGAGGCTGTAGAAACAAGGTATACAGGCCAGTGGAAAACCCACTTGCCTGCCTTGTTGCGAAAGAGAGGACATGATGTTCAAGTTATATCTGGCCCTGAAGATATTCCTAAGGCCACTACTCCTGGCGCCTTTCTTAATTTTGGCGGGACTAATATCTATAAGTCTCGTCAAGTTGAAGAATTTAGTAGGCTTTTTACATCCGGATCAGTTAGCCCTGGCGATCATTTTTTGTTTACTGATGCTTGGCACCCTGGCATCATAAACTTAAAATATATGAGTGAATTATTACAGATTCCTGTAAAGATTCATGCACTGTGGCATGCTGGCAGTTACGATCCTCAAGACTTTCTAGGTAGGCTCATTGGAGATACTCCGTGGGTTAGACTCGCAGAAAAATCATTTTTCGCTGCTATAGATCACAATTATTTTGCTACAGAATTTCATATTGAAATGTTCTGTAATAATCTTCTCACCGAAACATTTGACGATACGATCAAAGAATTTCGAGATGAAGGAAAAATTATAAGGTCCGGTTGGCCAATGGAATATATGACAGATACTCTGTTGATGTACAACAATATGCCTAAACGAAATCTTATACTCTTTCCGCATCGCATTGCTCCTGAAAAACAACTAGATATTTTCTTAGATTTAAAAGAACATCTTACACAATATGAATTCAAAGTTTGTCAAGAATATCCGTTAACTAAAAACGAATATCATAATATGCTAGGTGAGGCTAAACTTGTGTTTAGTGCTAACCTACAAGAAACATTAGGTATTAGTTGGTATGAAGGTGCATTAGTTGGTACTATTCCTATGGTGCCTAATCGGTTAAGTTATTCAGAAATGTCTTTAGATGAATTCAAATACCCGTCAGAGTGGACTGAAAGTTTTGAGTCATACAAAATACATAAAAAAGAAATTTGTCATAAGATTATCCAGTACATTGAAAATTATGAAAATTTTTTGCCAGGCCTAAATAAACAAGTAGATACATTGACTAAAAACTATTTTAGTTGCGATAATCTATTAAAGATGTTAAAATAAAAAAATGCGATCCACCGCTTAAACTCGGAGAACTAAAATTGACAAATGAATTCAAACCAGATCCTCTTCTTAATGCAGAGATCGATAAAACTTTTGTAAAAGATACGTATGAGCCACTAGGCAAACCAGTCTACGTTAAAAAAGAAACCGCGATAGACGCTATGGCGGGAGAAGGTGGTTATAAAGAAGCATATCTAGCAGACGTTATCCGCTTCAAAATGAAACGTGATAACAAACGTTTTTGGGCTGGAGATAATATTTCAGAATATATCTATGATCATAGAATGAAAGATCAACTAATCGATGAGGCTGCAGAAGCATTTGAAACTGTTCTCGATCGACTGTTAATTGATCGTGAAAACGATCCTAATAGTAAAGGCACAGCACGTAGGCTTGCCAAAATGTACTTTAATGAAATAATGGCGGGGAGATATGAACCAGCACCAGACGCAACAGCCTTTCCAAATGATTCAGAGGATCGCTACGAAGGTATGTTAGTTGTTCGTAGCGAATTGCGTAGTATGTGTAGCCATCATCATCAACCTGTGGTTGGTGTTGCTTATATTGGCCTGTTGGCTGCTGAGAAACTCATTGGGCTCAGTAAGTATACACGTATCGCCCAGTGGTGTGCCAGACGAGGTACTCTCCAGGAGGAACTTTGTAATGACATTGCTAGGGAAATCGAAAAGGCCACAGGCGCAAAAGACCTAGGTGTATACATTCAGGCCACACACGGTTGCTGTGAGAATCGTGGTATAATGGCGCACAGCAGTTTAACGCAGACTACAGTGCTTAAAGGTGCGTTTAAAGATGATTCTGGAACAAAGAAAGAATTTTTTGATAATATTAAAATGCAACAAGAATTTGCACCAAGATAATGGAGATTAGAAATGCAAATTAAAGTACAAGAAAATGATGACAATTTTGGCAAATGTGGTTGCGGACGGTCGCCAACCGGAAAATGCATTGGATGGCATTCATTGCCCGAAGAGGAATACAGAGAAAAATTGGCAGTATGGGAATTAGAAGACTATAAACGTAGATCTCAAGAAATCTGGAATGATAGTTGTACAAGCGGAAGATCTAAATGATAAAAGAATTACGTGATGATTTAATGGTACAACAACAGATTTCTAATTCTTGGGAGCACATGGTCGGCGTAATAATGCTGAATCAAACAGGAAGGAAAATTGTAAAATCTACACTACCGGAATTTTTATATTGGTTTCCAACTCCTCAAGTTTTAATTAATGCTGACCAGGAGTTTGTCAAAAGTATTATAGAACCGTTAGGTATGGTTAATGTTAGATATCAACGATTAATTAAAATGAGTCAAGATTATTTGACTTGGGACGGTAATGATGCTACAATGTTATATGGCATTGGCAAATACGGTTCAGATAGTTATGAAATCTTTTTCAAACAGAACTATACCGTCGAGCCTACGGATAAAGAATTGAAACGATACCTCTCAGAGGAGATTTTTAATGTTGCTGAAACTGCTTGAACGACTAGGCCGTAAGCGTATTATTATGGATAGGGCTAGCGACGAGCCTTATCTAGAGCGTTATTATCTTTTTTTAAAAGAAAGAAATCGTTTTCCTTTCAATATTTTTTTACATAAATTCCTCAAAGGAGATCCAGACGATGTTCATGATCATCCGTGGCCTTACGCAACTCTTATCCTTAAAGGCGGTTATTATGAGTGGGTACCAGAGTTTAACTCCCTTGGAGAAAAGATTGCTGAAATTAGAAAGTGGCGTGGTCCTGGCCATTTCCGTATATGTAAGCCTACTTCTTATCATCGTATCGAGTTAAAACCCGGAGTGACAGCTTGGACATTGTTTATGCCAGGGCCGCATAAACGAGAATGGGGATTTTTGGTTAACAACAAGTGGGTACAACATGAACAGTATCTTAAGGAGAGATATGAACAAGCTCGTAATCAACCAGCATGAATTGCATGGATTAGTGGGAAAAATTTGTAGAGATATTCTAATCAGCAATTGGCGACCGGATTATATTGTGGGAATCACTCGTGGAGGGTTGATTCCTGCTGTTATGATTAGTCAATATCTTAACATTCCTATGTATGCTTTAGGTGTTAGTCTTCGAGACGGAGAAGGAGGAGAAAGTAATCTATGGATGGCTGAAGATGCACTAGGTCCTCATTCCAGAGATCGATTTGTAGAAAATCCGGTAGATGTAGCAGGTGTGCTAGAAGCCGCTGTTGATCTATTAGAACAAGGTGACACTTATAAAAATATTCTCATTGTAGATGATATCAACGACACAGGTGCTACATTCAATTGGATTATGAAAGATTGGCCCAGTGGTTGCTTTCCGGAAGATCCTGCCTGGGATGAAGTTTGGAATAATAATGTCAAGTTTGCCGTGTTAGTCGACAATCTCGCTAGCAAATGCGATGTAAAAATGGACTTTGTTGGCAGAGAAATCAATAAAGCAGAAAATGACGTTTGGGTAGACTTTCCCTGGGAAGATTGGTGGGCTAAATGACTAAATTAAGAATAGCAATAGCTCGTTGGATTTTGGGAAAACATTGTACCTGTTACCAAACTGGTTATCATAAATTATGCGATTTTAGAAAAAGGATTAAAAATGATCGACGCTAAAGTAAAAATCCATTGTACTGATAATGGCAAGGATGTCGATGCTCACGTTCTTAATTATAAGCCTAAGGCATTTTTAGAAGTTGCTTTTCAAACCGTTAAACTTAGAATGGTATACAAAGAAAATACTCGTGTATTTTTTGGCAATCTGATGGGCAGAGAATTTGTAATCAAAGAAGATTCTCTACCCCAGGAACATCGCAAGGAATATCAAAGATGAAAATAAATGATACTGGCAAGGTGATGTTAGGGCAACCGATGTTCATAGAAGACTCGAAAGCACCTTGGACGGAATTAGTCGAAGAAGATTATCATATTAAAGTATTTGAAGACAAATATCCAGTGACGCCGGGGCATTTATTATTTGTGCCTAAATATAATACAGTTGCCGTTCTAATGGATTGTTTTGAAGCCGCTGTTGAAGACGGAATAAAAAGAGTACACGAAGGTGAATGGGATGGTTTCAATGTAGGATTTAACTATGGGCCAGCTGCTGGTCAGACCGTAGAATGGCCGCACGTTCATCTTATACCTAGACGTACAGGAGACATGGATGATCCCACTGGCGGTGTTCGTCACGTAATTCCAGAAAGAGGAAATTATCGTAAATGGTAAGAATTACTGTTCCTTGGCAAAATCAAAGTAATTCTTGGTGGAATGAAACCTGTGCCGGAATAATAGAACATTTTGGATTACCCGGTGGTAAGTATGTAACCGAAATCAGTGCAGAATGTATGCATTTTGATTTTAACGATGAAAAAGATGCTCTTTTATGCAAGATAATGATCAGCGATCAAATATAACAAAAGATAAATGGCTATTAATATTAGTCATAATAATTGTTATTTTTTTATTGTTTTCTAATTTTGGAGAACAACGCGGTCGTATTTACGATTGTGGTATGGCAGAATGGCATCCAGACATTCCATTAAAAGTAAAAGAGGAATGCAGAAAGAAAGCATTAGAACAATGGAAAAAAGATCAGGAAGTAATTCAAAAAAAGCAGATAATATGAAATCGTGGACTTTACAAATTGAAGAAGATCCAGAAACTGGAGATGGTATTCTAACATTTCCTCCTGACTTACTAGAAGAAGCAGGATGGAAAGAAGGCGATACTCTAGAATGGGTTGATTTAAATAATGGCTCTTGGCAATTAAAGAAAAAGAATGTATAATAAATTATGGAAAAAATAAAACTATCAGAATTATTTTATAGCATACAAGGAGAAGGGCGTTACATGGGCGTGCCTTCTGTATTCATGAGAACATTTGGATGTAATTTTAAATGTGCAGGTTTCGGTCTTCCAAAAGGTGAAAACACTCAAGAAATTGATCCAATTGCTGCTAATGTGCAACTTTACAAAAGTTATAAAGATCTGCCATTGGTTAGTACAGGCTGCGATAGTTATGCTTCGTGGCATCCTGCTTTTAAACATCTTAGTCCTTTTTATTCACCAGACGAAATAGCAGAAAACATAATGAAGATTCTGCCATTTGGAGAATGGCGTGAAGAACATCTTGTTATAACAGGAGGAGAGCCTTTGCTCAAATGGCAGAATCTTTATCCTGAATTATTAGATAATTCTAAGATGCAGAATCTTAAAGAGATCACCTTTGAAACTAACGGTACTCAAAAACTAACTACAGAGTTCGCTTCATATTTACATAAATGGAAAAGTCATCACAATTATGACTTCTGGAGAGAAGTAACATTTAGTGTTAGCGCAAAACTAAGTTGCTCGGGAGAAGAAAGACATATTGCCATACAACCAGAAACTGTATGCGAATACGAAGAATACGGATATACATATCTTAAATTTGTTATCGCAACCAACGATGATGCCGAAGAAGCTATTGAAACTGCGGACATTTATAGAGCTCATGGATTCTTAGGTCCAATTTATCTAATGCCTGTGGGTGGGGTAGAAAGTGTATACACATTAAACAATCGCCGAGTGGCAGAATTAGCAATGAAAAAAGGACTTCGGTATTCAGATCGGTTGCAGGTGCCGCTGTTTAAAAATGAGTGGGGTACCTAATGAAAAAGTTTTTAAAAAAATTAATGGGTTTGGATACCATCGAATCAAACATTTTACAAGCTAAAAAATCGTTGGAAGAAACTGAAAAACTTAAAAACGAGGCTGAACAAAATTTAAAAGCAATTGCTCGAGAACAAGAATTGACTAAATTGAGCCCGAAAGATCGGGCTACTCGTAAGAAGGAACCTTGGGTAGGAGTGTTAAATACTCATATAAACAAAGACAACATTCGAAATGGCTTTTTTGAGCTTGACTGGAATGAGTATTTTGTGTTACAATTAAAGCAAGAGGGTTATGGTGCAGACGGCGACAAAGATGAAGAAATCGTCGATCGTTGGTTTCGTGAACTTTGTGCTAATGTTGTGGTAGATGGCGATTACGGCGGTCCTGTTGAAACAGGTACTTTAGACATACAGACTGTTAAAAAGAAAAATTTATGACTTACATTCTAGTTGATACTGCTAACACATTTTTTCGTGCTAGACATGTTATTAACGGAGATGCTGATATAAAAATTGGCATGGCATTTCATATTACATTAAATTCTATACGCAAAGCCTGGCAGCAATTTAATGGTAGCCACGTAATTTTCTGTTTAGAAGGACGCTCGTGGCGTAAAGATTATTATGCACCCTATAAGCGTAATCGCGCAGAATCACGTGCTGCGCTAAACGAACGCGAGCAAGAAGAAGATCGTGTATTTTGGGAAGCATTTGACACTTTCAAAGACTTCATTACAGATAAAACTAACTGTACAGTTCTCAGAAATGAACAGTTAGAAGCCGACGATCTGATCGCGGGTTGGATTCAGAATCATCCAAAAGATAATCATGTTATTATTTCAACTGATACTGATTTTGTACAATTAATAGCGCCAAATGTCAAACAATACAACGGTGTTATGGAACAGGTAATTACACATGAAGGAATTTTCGATGACAAAGGTAAACCAGTTATCGACAAAAAGACAAAAGAAGCAAAACCTGCACCCGATCCCGAATGGCTCTTGTTCGAAAAATGTATGCGTGGTGATACCAGTGATAATGTCTTCTCGGCGTATCCAGGTGTGCGTACTAAAGGCACAAGCAAAAAAGTGGGTCTTACTGAAGCGTTCGAAGATCGTAAAAGCAAAGGATTTGCGTGGAACAATCTCATGCTACAGAGATGGACTGATCAC